CTCCATTTCTGGTAGCCGCCCCAAGCTAATACCGCCATCAACGCCCATGACCAAATAGGCACCACACGAACGATGCCGAGAAAGATAGGCATTAAGCCCACCCGCCCTTACGTTGAGACTGACGATAGTACAGAACAGCAATGCCGACCACCACCAACACAATCGGAAGCAAAAGATGAGTCGGCACACCAAGCGTATCTACCACCAGTGAACGCACACGACTCATTGGGCCAGCAAGCCCATCAGTTGCTTCAGCCACTAGACTGATGGCACCCGTCGCCAACGCGGCGACACCTGACCTGTTAATCTGGCTAGCAGTCGGTTTACTTTCTGCTTCAACTGCTTGTGGCATCGGCATCGGCGCCTGTCCAGGTTCCGGCTGCAAATATAATGCAGCTTCACGAGCGCGCCGCGCGGTCAGTCCAGGCAACTCTCGCAACATGCCCGTATTTTGGTCTTTGGCTTTGTTCCATAGCCCAAAAGCACGACTAGCTGCTTGCCTATCTCCCGCGTTATGTGCGCGCAAGACAGTTGACTGTGCAAAACCACTGACACCAATGTTGTATGCAAGCGAAACCATCGCACCAAGTTCATTAGGACTCGGGTCAACTTTACACAACTCGCGCACAGCACGAACGCGTTCAGTCAAATCTTCACACAGCCAACGATCTGCATCTTCCTGCGTACACGTATCACCGGGACGAACGCCGTCCGTTTCTCCCCAACCGATTGTCCAAACACCGGCAGGACAGCGATACGCCACCAAGCTCAAACCTTCGCTTTCGGCAATTTCCGCCACAGCCGACATAGGTATCGGCCACGGCAAAGACGATGAAGGAAGGTTCATTTGCTCACCCGCTGTGTTTAGGCAACCCGAAGCAAACCAGTAGATGCGTCGTTAGTTGGCATCGTCAAAGTCAGCGTACCTGCCGTCACTGTTTGTGCAGAGAACGTATACACGGCAACAGCTTTATCTGATTGTGTATCGTTGTAAATTAGCACCGCATCCGTTGGGCCAATTGTTACAGTTGTGTACACAATAGACGCTGAAGGTGTCCAATACGCCGTTGTCCCCGACGATGTTGGAGCCGTGGCATTTGTTACTGCAACCCCACCTGCTGTATACCCCGAACCAGTAACTTCGCCCGTAGACGAATACGTCGCTGTAGAAGCATTGACTGTAGCCGACGACAGATACAACGCCGCTTTGAAATCGTCTTTTGTCGTTCCTGCACGCGCGACAGTTGTGCCAAAGGCATGAATGCCATTCAGCATGTCAACCTTGAATGAAGTGCAGATTGCCTGTGTGTTGCTCATTTAAGTCGTCCCAAAAAGTTGGTTTTGAATCGCGGCATCAAGACCCTTCTTGAGCCTAGCATGTGCACTCTTCTTAACAATCTCACCATTAAGAGAGTATTCCTCGACAAAGGTGATTGCCACGTCGTCTTCCAACCATTCGTGTCGGTAAGTCAAAGACGCAATAGGCAAATTGCCTTTACTTGTATAAATTAGCGGTTCATCTTGCATGTTACGCCCTATAATTACCAGAACGAAGGTTTCCGCCTGCGTACTGCGTCAACAGTTTGAGGTTAATTGCGTATTGTTCAGCATACGTCTTAGAAACATCGTCTTCCGATTTCATAAACGCTGCCGCTTCTACAAGCGTGCCATAAAACAAAACAAAATCAAAATTGTTGCCCAACCAAGATGTTCCTGCCGTTACAATTGTTTCTGGATAATAGAAATAGTGCAATTCCACCGTGTAGAAGTCATCTGGGGTTGGTGCCACTTGCATCGTATCTGCATCAAAGATCGCATAATACTTTGGCAACGCCGTCGAAGACGGATTTGGGTATGCTTCTCTCAAAAAATTGACATCTTTTGGAAGAAGATACGAGTATTCACCGGAAGAAACTACAGCAAACTCCCACGGATACAAAAAATCAGACGGTAGTGTAACGTACGAATTTCCCGATTGGGTGGTACTCGTCGCGTTTTTTCGCAGTGCCGGAATTTTCACCGCTTGATAGATGCGCTTCTCTGCGTTCTTGACAAACACAGGAATATTCGCCACAAACGTTTCGTCTGTGTTCTCTGTTTCCGCTATGATCGCGTTGTATAGCTCAGAATAGTTCACGCGAATCTTCCAAAGCAGTATCAGGACGCGGATCACGCAGGGCTTGCGGATCACTCATATCAACACGACCAATGCGGTATTGAGGGTGATCCGGTTCCCAACACGTAGGACACACTTTGATGTTGGTCAATTTCTCGTTAATTGTGATCTTTTTCATCAATGAAAGCTTCGCACGAAACCCGCATCGATCACAAAAGCCGAAAGCATTTTTACCTGATGCAAACCCCTGACTCACAACGACATCCTCGCAGGAACAATTCGCATTGTCACACGTTCACGATCTTCTGTCGAAGCAATATTCCAAGCTTCTTCGTAATCTGACTTGAGCCGCTCAAGGCGCGATTCCGCTTCGGGGCGCTTGGTCGCAATCTTATACGCCAAACCTGCTACGAGGCAAGGAAGAAATCGTTGGGGGATGTCAAATGTCAATTCACCAGACGTACCCGAATCCTGAATGCGCCGCATGCGCCAATAGATCAACGAGTATGTATCGTCGGCAGGAACAGGCCACACAGAAATACGCGGCACCGTTTGTCTATCAACCCAAATCTGAACCGGGCGCCCTTGTGTAGTCTTTTTCGGGATCGTTGCATATGTAGCCATACCCACACGGGTGATGGCAATGTCGATACCGTCTTTGCGAATCACAGACTCAAGCAAATCAATCGTATCCGCAGGCAGCAAATATTGACTGATACCTGTAAGTAGTGCGATTGCACCTTGCTCAACTGTCCAAAGATTGTATCCTCTGTTTGCCCAATCTAGTGCGAGAAGATTGAGGCTACGACGTGCTGTTTTAAGGTCATAGCCCGAACGCAATTCCAAGCCACACTGTTCGTATGCCTCTTCCACAATCTCAATTAAGTCGAGATTGAAAACTGACGTTCCGCTAGTAGCCATTTATTTCCTGCGCACTTTGCCGCCGCACTTCAGCCCGGCTTCTTTCTCACGCCGATCAAGCGTCTGCTTGGGGTTAAGAAAATTCTCACGTTTTGGAGACGTTGAGGAAGCCCCGTCCGACGCCTTCTTAGGGACGAAGTTAGGGCTCAACTGCTTGCTGCCGCCAGGGAGCGCGGTTCGCTTGCCAACGAGCTTTTCTGCTTCTTCGCGGGATGGCTTCATGACTTCATCCGTTCTTGCTGAGTTTGCCAAAACCCCGAGTAGCGCAGCCGTTGCCACGAACCGAGCCACCCTTAGCATACCCCATCGACTTTTTTTCAGCAACCTCATGCTCGATCATGTCACGGGGCGCCTTCTTGCGCTTCATAAAGGAAATCTCCCGATCCATCATTTTCTTTGATTCGGCCATAGTATTAACCGTAGAAAGTAGTTACACCAGTCACACCAGTAACTGTAGCATGAATATCTGTCAGAAAACGAACCCCCTTAGCAGGAACAATCACATTGGTAGTGCCTGTGTTGTTCACCGTTAAAAGGGTGGTGCCTGACGCGCCGCCGTCTTTGTACACAACAGTACCCGTGCCAGTCAGGAACACGCCACGAATGCGCGAGGGCGCAGCGTAGACGGTTCCTGTAGCAGTCAGATACGATGCCTTGACATCAGTATCCATTGTTAGCCCCTATCAAGTTCCGCTATCGCCAGGGTACGAACCATCAGCCGCACGTTGCATGTAGTAAACCGTGACAACAACAGAACCTGCAGTCGGATTGCCTGTAGAAGCGGTAAATGTGCCAGTAATAGTCACATCCGTTGTGCCGATGTTGTTGCAAGCAGGAGCCGCAAATTGAGCATCCACAAGCGCCTGTGTTTGTCGAATAGCCGTTACTGGAATTGCCAGTGACGTAACAAACGCGTTAGCCGTACCCGATTTTCCGACAACTGCTGCAACCGCAGAAACAGACCCGCCAGTAATAGCAGTAACAGTTTCAAACGAGAAATTAGTAATCTTCGCGCCGGCAGGCAACGTAAACAGATTAACTGCAGAAGGCGACGTAGTAATACTACCAAACGGCACCGTTGCAGTTTGTGCAAGGATTGTGGTGCCAACGTTTTTGGTTGTAACCAAACCATCACGAACCGTGCCGGCACGGATCGGACCCGAAAAAGTAGTCTTTCCCATTATAGATTTCCTATCGTCGTTTTAAGTCTGCTTTCGCAGTCGATATGGACAAAGGGGAGCGAAAAAGCTCCCCTTCATTTTAAGCACGTTCAAAGCTCAAGAAAGCTTTCATCAGCTACCCGCCGAGCCCCACACGCCAAGGTGATCGCTGTAGCCGAAGCTGTAACGCTCACGAGCCTTGTAGCGCGCATTGCCGGTATCGAAGTCGCTATCCATACCCGTCTTCATCGGCACACGCACAAAATGCTTCAGCCCGTTCGGGATGTCCGTCAGGATGAAGTACGCGTTCGTGTCGGTCAGGTAGTTGTTAACTGTATAACCACCCGGGAAGATGCCATTATTCTTCATGGCATTCAGATCATTATCAGCCGTACCAACACGCTGTTCCGTTTCCAGAATGCGGGTGGCGACGAACTGCAGTTGCGGCGGGATGACCAGCTTCTTCGGCTTCGCAACCAACAGCAGGCCGCGCTCGTCGGTCCACTGGTTGATCTGGATAACCGCAGCTTCCAGCGTGCTTTCCGACAGGTCAGCAGCCGTACCCAGGTTGCTGTTGACGCCGCCACTGACCAGCGGGTGATCCGAAGCAAAAAGCACTTTGCCGTCGCCACCAGTAGCAGAGAAACCCGTGTTCAGGACCGCAGCCGCCTTGACTTGCTTGGTGTAAGCCATCGCACGAGCAAGCGCCTTGGTGTAACGAGCCGAGAGGCTATCGTACAGGTTGTCTTCAACCGCTTCTTCTGTCAAGGAGAAGCCCATCGCAATCGTCTCGTGGGTGTAACGAGAGATGTACGATTCTTGCGCATTGTCATAGACCAGCGCAGCGCCTTCATTCTTGACCGGAGCCGATGCAAAGCCAGAAAGCTTCACTTCTTCCTCGAACGAACGCTCCGAATTTTCAGTTTCATACAGTTCTGTATGCTGATTTTCGTAGCGTTTATATTCCAGACCAAACAGCGCGTTCAACCCAGGAAGCAGTTCCTTGAGTAGTTGTGCACGAGAAATAGCAGCCATGTTTGTTTACCTCGTATGTGTAGTTAAAGCGTGGCGACTATCAAGTGCCCGTGGCTTGTTGATATGCATGATTGCCGAAGTTGTACGTGACAAACAGCGCCGAGTACAAAGAACCAGTCCACGAGTCGCGGTCCACGTCGATAACACGATACGGAAGCGTGTTAGTGGTGGCAATACCCGTAACTGCCCTGTCGGAAATCACCGTAGAAGTGTCGTTCGCAACCACAGCAACGTTCTTGCCAACAGCGTTAGCATACGTAAGACCCGTGACAACTGTAGTACCAGACACGTATGCGACACGGAAGATCATCTGTGGGTCGTCACAAACAATCGCCACTGCATCAGAAGCAACAGTGCTAGCAACCCAATTCTGCCGAAACACCTTACCCATCGTAGCATCGGTGTAGCTGCAACCCAAAAAAATACCAAGCACGCCACCAGAAGTAAAACCAGTAGTTGCCGTATCACGAGCAATAACGCCAGAAGCGATTGTAACGGGATCACCGTAACGAATCTTCGTTGCAAAGTTAGCAGAAATCGGAACTTCGCGCGTGGAACCGGCGTTAACGCGACCGCCGATCAAGTTAACGGGTTGAAACCCGAAAGGTTTTGTGTATGCGGGCATAATTACCTCAAAAAACGGTTAAGAACCTTTACCGAAAGCTACCTTCGATTCGCGGTTGTTGAACAAAGGCATCCTCGGGTCATTTTCACGCATCAGGTTGTTGTCAACCGCTTCCATTTGACGCGCATTCATACTCTCGAAGTATTGCTGACGCGCAGCCACAACTTCTTTTGCGATCTTACACAAAATAAGATCGCCAATTTGAATCAAGCCAGAATTCTTCGCATTGGCATCCACGCTTGTAGCCAGTTCGGGATGGTCCGCAAGTGGCACCGTCACCCAACCTTCACGCATGTATCGACCAAAATTGCCGACATCCTCTTCACCGCGAATCGAGCGGCGCACAAAGCGATAGTGCCATCCAGACGGGGCGACAGGCATCGGAAGCGCTTCGGATGGCTTCCACTGATACTTGCGAAACTGCTCAGGGTCGCGCTCTTGCAACCCGCGAATTTCCGTGTCGCGTGCTTGTGCTTCTCTCGGGGCTCGTACGACTTGTTCAGCCATTGCGGTTTTCCAGCTTGATTTTTTCTGCGGCGAACTGTTCTGGTGTCACGCCAAGACGGCGAGCCAGTCCAATTTCCGTAGATGTCAGGGTTACTTTCTTGCGCCCGCCCACCGTGCGCGTGGCAGGGGCAACGGGGCTTGTGCGGGGTGTGCGTGTAGCAGCGGCGGACTCAAACTTCTCTGGGAAACGCTTGCCGATTTCTTCATCGAGCTTCTTGTAATAAAGCTCGGAATCGGTTCGCGGGTCAACGCCCCTACTGACCAAATCTTCGTGCACTCCGAACGCGAAGGCGGTCATCGCTTTGTCTTTTTGGAACCAAGCGTCGTTCCTGGCAACCCAATCCTTCGCCCGAGCATCGGGGGCAGGACGAGTCGATGGTTGCTGTTGTACAGCAGGTTTCTGGGTTTGTAAAGAGGGTGCGGCAGCTTTTTTCTCTTCGACACGCTCTTTTTTTGCCAGCAAGCGCGACATCTTCATCTGCGCCTCGGCCATTGCCTCGGTATCGTAGGTATTTGCCGCCTCTACGTACTCTTTTCGCGCTGCAGCAATATCTGCGTCCAGCTTCTCAAGCGACGTGGAAACTGTCTGTTTCACCAGTTCCTGAGACTGCGCCTCAAGTTCCTTCTGTCGCGCAAGCATCTGCTGCGCAAACTGAATCGCTTCATCACGCTCGCGTTGAGCCTGCTCCTTCTCCCGCCGCTCGTCATGCCTAGCGTGGGTGAGCTTGTCCATGCGCTTGCGGACACCTTCCGAATATGCCGCCAGTTCTTCTTCGGTGGGCTCGGGGTTGTCGTCGGCAGGCAAAGGCGTAGCCTTGCGATCCTTCTCAGGAATGCGCTCATCTGCAACTTCGACAACCTCAATTTCTTCTTTCTCGCCGCGTTTCAGCAGTTTTTCTGCGGCAGCTTCATCGATGTTGTCAAGATCGACTGTAGATTCAATCTCGAATTCGGGGTCTAGTTTTGCCATATCAGCCTCCAACTCGCTTGATGCCGCGCGGGTCCTCAACAACGGCTTCAATAGAGTCGTCGTTTACAAGCCGCATTTCCTTACCATGAACAACAATACGTACACCACTGTAAGGGCGAATGACAACAAAATCACCAATCTTGCACCAAGGTACAGAAAAACGTTTCTCGTCTTTGTAGCAATCCGGCCCCATCTTTGCCACAAACGCAACAACTGATGCAACTTCATCGGCCTGCCTTGTCTGATCC